AAATGATGATCCCCACTAAGCTTAGCTCACGGCAACGTGAGCGGCTCACCAGTCCCCGAAAGGGAACTTGGCTGGTGATGGTAGCCTTATGCCTTAAATAGGGTATGTCAATTTCAACTATATACTCAACCATAGGATTATATCCTATAATGAAGTATCTAGCTGATACTGAGAAGTATCAGGTAGCTGATAAACATAACGGTAGCGAGGCCCACTGAACCTGTAGTAACTAATATAATTAGTAATTACTTTGCAGGACAGGGAACTAATCCAGAGTAACCGACTGCTGGATGAAACCCGAACTTATTATTTATAATAAGATAGGTTCTCATCTCGCAACCGTTTATCCAGAATAATTGGTTTATCTTTCTTATGTACTATGTTATTTAATCAAATATGAACCACTGTTATTAAACTAACAGACGGTCTATTTGGAATCAAAGAACATAATACAACTAAGAGATTCCTTAAACTTGTCTTCTCTATGCTTAAAAATAATGGTTCGTTATGAACCATTGCATATATGAAGCAAGTTCGTTTACACATTACCAGGTATATGGTTGGAAAACCATTACTTGTTAATGATAAACGGGTTTCTCTGAAGAAAGGATTTCCAACTCGCTTTTACTTCCTTAAAGATATTATAGACTCAGGTTCATTAAATAAGGTCAGATTTGTTCTGACGCTACTTAATGTCTCTAAGTGTATAACTCCTAAGAAAGGTGAAGAATGACCTGTTAGTTACGATTCAATCATTGCCCCTTATAAGGGCAAGTCTTACACTATACCTTCTTGGTATATTCGTAAGTGATTGAAGGATAACAAACTCAGAGCCTACACACCTGCATATAGTCTTAATGACTTCTATGTAAGTATGAAAGCTTCACCTCAGGGTCCTGCATTGATGAGTTTATGATCATCTATTGTTAGATGCTCATATCCCACATTGCAGGCATTCCTGGAAGTTATGAATTGTAAATCACGATATGGTAAAACATATATAAATTATTCAGTTTTACTGAATGATTTATTTAATAAGTTTTACACATTCGCGTTTAACAATATTGGTAATTTACCTGAAGATCGTAACAGATCTTCGGGTTCACTTAAGAGTGAACTTATCGGTAAATTAGCAATTGTGGATGCCCCTGAGGGTAAGAAACGTGTAATAGCCACTGTTGACTATTTCACTCAATTCTTACTAAGGCCTATTGGTAAGGAGATGTTTAAGATTCTTAAACAGCTTCCTACTGATAGGACCTTTACTCAGGATCCACATCATAACTGGGAAAACCAAGGTGGGTCATTTCACTCGCTAGATTTAACAGCTGCCACTGATAGATTCCCAGTTTCTTTGGAGGCCAAAGTTATGAAATGATTATTTCAGAACGATGACCTTGCAAGAAATTGACGATTCCTATTAGTTGACAGGGCGTATGAGCTTCCTAATGGTCCTGATGGTTCACCTTTCGATGAAACATTAGGAGCCAGCTTCGTTAGGTACGAAGTTGGTCAACCAATGGGTGCTCATTCATCTTGAGCCATGTTCTCTATTACCCATCACCTTGTCGTAGCTTGGGCTGCACATTTGTGTGGCTTCAGCCGCTTTAATAATTATATATTATTAGGTGATGACATCGTTATTTATAATGATGCCGTCGCCCATAAGTATAAAGTTATTATGGCGAGACTTGGTGTTGATATCTCTTTTGCAAAGACACACGTATCGAAAGATACTTATGAATTTGCTAAGAGGTGAATCAAAGTGGGTAAAGGGGAGTTAACTGGTTTACCGCTTCACGGTCTGTCTCAAAACATTATTAATCCGAAGATAATCTTTCAGATTATTTTCGATTATGTTAATAATGGTAAGAGTGGACTTGTGTTGCGCGTGAGACTTGTTAGCTTAGTGTTAAATTTGTTTAAAAGTTTAACCTTTAAGGTCAAACGGAAAACAAAAAATGACAAATGAAAATTTGTTACTTTTAGGTTCCCGATGAAATTATTGGTCAAAAGTTTAAACCGGTTTAATACCTCATTACGAATTGCTCATAATTTGGCAACATATGACGAGAAACGTGAGTTTCTTGCATATGCGACTAAATTTAATGAGCAGTTTGTGATGCCCGCTTATAGGGATATGCCTCTTGTGTTAAAAGAGGTCCTTTCTAAGGGGATGGTACATTTGGCTTACTCTGCTAATAGTAAAGTCCTTTCATTGTATCGACGTTTACGTGATTTCTGTAAAGAATCACTTCACGTTGATGACATGAATGAAATTTATTATCAACCTTTCTTTCATGCTATTTATAGTCATGTTGAAAGGGTGAAAGCAGAGTTAAGTTTGTTCATCTCACAACCTACTTATTCGTTGGTTGACGCCATGGATAATATCCTATACATCGATTTCGATGTATTGGTATCATTCAGACGTAACCCGCGAAAAGCGGTTGCTACGATGGATAAACTTTTTGCTAAATCATTATCTGAGATATCCAAACCTATAGAAGATCTGTTTTACGGAACTTCTATGGATTTTATTCCTAATAAATATGGGAATGTTAACAAACATAAGTTTGATGACACTTCCAGATCTATTATTGATAAAATCGACAGTATTGCAAAGTCATCTTTAGATGAGTTTGACACTATTGCCGGTGCGAATACCTCTTCAACACATCAATGGGCGAAGTCGTTAGACGTCAACCATTTATTGTTGTATAATGAATTAAAAGCCGTTAGAAACCAATCAGTTGTATCTGTT